CTGCTCCAATTGTAGTTTACGAGGTAAAAGACCAAAAGGCTTTAAAGTACTACAAATCAATGAGCCGAAACTTTGACAACTCAGGCGCAAAATTCCAAGCCGAAAGACTTAAAACAAAGGCTTTGGAAGAAATTAGCATTCCTGAACTTGATAAGCTATTTAAAAAGCCAAACGAGTTTCAAACTTGGGACAACCTTTTAAAAGAAATTGCCGCATTCCGTTTAATAACTGGCAACGCATACATCTACGGCGCTAGACGTGGGGAACAACCTAATGCTCCAATCATTGGCTTATATTCTTTGCCTGCGCAGTATATGGAAATCATAAGCGGAGGTTTAAACCAGCCAATTAAAGAATACCGATTGACTTACAACGGATACGATAGCATTGACGCTGCAAACGTTGGACACATTAAAAATATAAATCTAAGCTACCAAGCTGGAACGGCTAACCATCTTTACGGCGCATCTCCTTTGCGTTCCGCAGTTCGTGACCTTACAACGTCAAACGATGGCAAGCAAGCGCTTTTGTCTATGCTTCAAAATATGGGAGCAAGAGGAATACTAACGGGAGACGGAACTGTTAACATTACAAGAGAGCAAGCGCAAGGACTAAAGGAGGATTACGCACACAATTACCAAGGCGCAACCAAAGCTGGCGACGTTATCATTACTCCAGCCAAGCTAAGCTGGGTTCAAATGGGAATGAATGCAGTAGATATGTCAATTATTGATACTCAGAAAGTAATTTTGCGTTCCCTGTGCCGAGTTTATGGCGTGGATGCTAAGTTGCTTGGAGATACCGAGGCAAGCACGTTTAACAACATTGAAACGGCTTATAAGGCATTAATTAATAACGTTGTCAGACCTTTGCATATTGAAATCAGAGACGTGCTTAACAACTGGCTTTTGGCTTCTTATGGTAATAAAAATCTATTCCTAGATTTCGATTACATGGCTTATCCTGAAATGCAAGACGACATGGATAAGCTTGTTAATCAATTGTCTGCTGCTTGGTGGTTAACTCCAAACGAAAAGCGTGCGGCAATGAATTACGGCGAATACGAAAACGCACTAATGGAGCAGCCATTTATTCCGCAAGGCTTAATGACTTTGGCGGAATTTTCTGCACAACCAGTTGACGACCTAGAAAATTTGGGAGACTATGCCCAAACCAACTAAAAAAGACCTAGCGCTTGCAAAGCAATTGGATGCATTGCAGAGACGTTACGAGGTTAGATACGAAAAGCAAATTTACACGGCTTTAAAAAAGCAAATGCAGCCGTATTTGGATGCTATTAAACAGGCGGATGGAAATATTAACCGCTTTGATTTAATAACTCCAGCGCCATTGGCTGACGTATTGGAAAACCTTTTTGTTGTTGCTGGGACTGCTTACGCTGAGGCTATGTATAACGCAATCCAACCACCAACTAAAGCAACCAAAGAAGCTTTAAGGGCAGGGTGGCGAGACTTTATGCGTTTGTTTGCAGTTAGAAACTTGCCGCAAACCCTAATACAAATCAACGAAACCAGCCAAAAGATAATCCGCAACATTGTTTTAGGTGGATTAAATGAAGGTCTTGGCACGCTTGAGATTGCTAGAAACATTCAAGAGTCGGTAACGGTTATATTTAGAAACCGAGCCAAGCTAATTGCACGAACTGAAATGGCGATAGCTACCAACAACGCAGCGATGCAGTCGGCAGCGACATCAGATTTTATGTACGAAAAGAAATGGATTCCAGCGACAGACAACAGAACAAGACCTGACCACGCTGCAATGCTCAACAAGCCTTGGATTCCATTCGACCAAAACTTTATTGTAGGCGGTGACGAAATGAGACAACCAGCCGACGGAACGCAAGGCGCTGGCGCTGACCAAATTTGTAATTGCAGATGCAAGGTTGTGTTTAGAATTATGCGAGACGTTGACGGATTACCAATGCGAAAATGATTGCTCACGTTATTAACCTTGACCACCGAAAAGACAAATGGCGTGCGTCAATGCAAGAATTATCACCACATTTTAACCTTGAAAGAGTAAGCGCAATTCAGCACGAATGGGGATGGCTTGGATTGTGGCAAACTTTTAAGCAGATATTTCAAGAATGCGAAAGCGACGTTTTAATATTTGAGGACGACGCTACCTACCGAGGTTGGGCGACTAATTTAGAGGGGTCAATTAAAGACCTGCCAGCTGACTGGGATATGTTAATGCTTGGCGCCAATATAAAAGATTTAAGGCTTGACAGAATAAGCAAGAGATTAGTTCGCACTTATGGCTCTTGGACAACGCATGGAATACTTTATTCTTATAGATTTGCAAAGCAGATGGCAGAATTAGATTTGGATATACCAATTGACGAATATTTTAGGACAGAAGTCCACCCACGTGGCAACTCCTATATTTGCGTGCCATTCCTATCTTTTCAGCGACCAAGTGAAAGTGATATTGAGAAAGGGTATAAAAATTATACAAGTCTATTCGAGGAAAGCGAAGCAAGAGCCTTGCATTTTGTCAATCAATAAATTTATTGGTTTGCATTTTTTTTTAACCCTTTTATTTTTACAAAAAAAGCGACAATGATTTACAAGAATATAAGCCAAGGAATAATTGAAGATATTGACGAGGTAAAAGGAATCGTTACTGGTTACTTTTCTGCGTTTAACAACATTGATTCAGACGGCGACGTTATTGTTTCAGGCTCTTATAAGAAAACAATTGCTGAGAATGGACCGCAGGGACGCAATAGAATTATGCACCTACTCCAGCACAATCCCTTGATGCCATTGGCTAAACCTATGGAGTTAATGGAAGACGCTAAAGGGTTGCGTTTTACCTCTAAGATTACCGAAACAAGCTACGGCAAAGACGTAATAAAGCTTTATGCCGAGGGAGTATTTAACGAGCATTCTGTTGGCTTTGAAATTATTAAAGCAGACAACAAGGCTGGTTACCGAGAAATCAGAGAGATTAAACTTTGGGAAGGTTCAACAGTTACTTGGGGAGCCAATCCAAATACACCAATCGAGTCAATGAAAAGCTGGGATAAGCCAAAAAGCGAGGAGATGATTGCTAAGTTTTGCAACATTTTACGCAATGGTGACCTTACCGACGAGTCAATGATTCAACTTGAAATAGGATTAAAACAAATTGAAAATCACCTAAAGGCATTGGAGTCAGTCCAAATTGTAGAATCCGAGGAAACTCAATTCAAAAGCGAAGAGGACCCGACAATTGCAATGGCTTTGGAATTTGAATATTATCAGAAACTTAAAAAATTTATTTAAAACACAATGGACGCAATTAAATCACAATTGGATTCAGTACTTGCGAAATTGGAGTCAAACGAAGCTTTGATTTCAGACGTAAAGTCAATGAAAGAAGCTGGTGAGGAGTTCAGAAAGTCACTTTCTGCCGAAACCGCTAAGTTAAACGAGAAAGCTGATGCTCTTCAGGCTCAGCTTGACGGAGTAGATGCAAGAACTCAGGCTGGCTTTGCTGGTTCTAAGAAGGCTGCGTCTTTCTCTTCTGAGTTGGAAAAAGCTTTTGCTGGCGATTCTTTTGCTAACTACAAGAGCGGAAACTCCAACAAAGTAAAGATGGAGTTGGACATGAAAGGTGCCGACATGACAGTTGGAAACGCTTACACTGGCGAAGTTATCCCAGCGGACAGAGTTCCTGATTTGAAGTTTGACCCTAACAGACGTATTCACGTTCGTTCCCTTATCCCTACTGGACAGACTAGCTCTAACCTTATCCGTTTCGTACGTGAAAGTGCTTACGACAACGCTGCTGCTCCAACTGCACAAGGTTCTGCAAAGCCTCAGTCTGATTTCGATTTGACTGCGGTTGACCGTTCTGTAAGAACAATCCCAACCTTTATGAGATTGACCAAAGAAATGTTGGACGATACTCCTGGTTTGATTGCTTACCTTTCTAGCCGTGCGCCTAGCAAATTGTTGAACGTAGAAGATACTCAAATCCTTTACGGAAGCGGTAGCGGTCAAAACTTGCATGGTGTTGCAACTGATGGCTCTGCTTGGACTACTGTTAAATTTGGTACTCTAATCAACAGATTCGACGTTCTTGCTGCTGCGGTTGTTCAAACTACCAAAGACGAATATTCTCCAAACGCAATCCTTATCAACCCAAGCGATTACTTGCAATTGGTATCTGTTAAGGAAACTACTGGAGCATACGCACTACCTAGCTACGTTTCTATGGCTGGCGGACAAATGTTCATCTTGGGAGTTCCTGTTTATAGCATCAATGCCGTAACTGCTGGCGATTTCTTCGTTGGTGACTGGGCGCTTGGTTCTCAGTTGTTCGTTCGTCAGGGCGTAACTCTTGAGTTCTTCGAGCAGGATGCTGACAACGTTACTAAGAACTTTGTAACTGTACGAGTTGAGGAGAGAATTGCATTTGCAGTTTACAACTCTAAAGCTTTGGTATACGGAAACTTTGCAGCTGCTTTGGCTAACGGTTCCGCAGTATAAGTAAAATAGGTGTTTAGTTTGATTAAGACCCCGACAAATAGTCGGGGTTTTTTTTTATTTATCTATAAATCAATACCTTTAATCGAAATCAACCATTAAATGAATGAATATTG